CCGCATCGTCTGCCGACCTGCTCAAGTGGGCAGACGATGCGGTTGTGCCGGCAGCCAAGCTGGCTTGGGCTGGCGAGGGTGTGTTCGTACCCGGGCCACACTGCACAAGCAGCTTCTGCAAGGCCCGTTACACATGCCCAGCCCGTGCAGCGCAAGCGCTTGCCGTGGCCAAGCAGGAGTTTGCCCCCGTGCCCCCGGCGGTGGACTTCCTGACGATGGACCGGATTGCCGAGCTGCTGCCCTGTGCGGACCTTGTGATCGACTGGTTCACAGACCTGAAGACCTACGCGCTCAAGCAGGCCGAGAAGGGCACGACGGTCCCCGGCTACAAGCTGGTCGAGGGCAGGAGCAATCGCAAGTACAGCGACCAAGAAGCCGTAGCCCAAGCGCTGCGGGCAGCCGGGGTCCCTGACGAGATCGCATACGAGCGCAGCTTGCTTGGCATCACCGCCATGACAGACGCGCTTGGCAAAAAGAAATTTGCTGACGTGCTGGGTGCCTTAGTCACCAAGCCCGAAGGCAAACCAACGCTGGTGCCCGAAGGGGACAAGAGGCCAGCAATCGCATCTCGTGCAACCGCACTTGATGATTTTTCTAACTAAAGGACTAATATGGCTACCGAATCCAGAATCATCACAGGCAAAGTTCGCCTCTCTTTCACCAAAAACGTCTTCACACCTGACGAGAAGGGGTCTTACTCGATCATGATCTTGGTCGACAAAAGGGACAAAGAAACACTGGCCAAAATCAATGGCGCAGTTGACAAGTTCAAGACCGACCCCAAGGCGGTCACGATCTGGGGTTCCAAGTTCTTGGCCAGCTTCAAGACTCCTCTGCGCGACGGCGACACCGAGCGCGACACAGAGAAGTACCCTGAGTACAAGGGTCACTACTTTATCAACGCCAACACATACAACAAGCCAAGCGTGGTTGACTCGGGGATGAACGACATCATCAACAAGTCAGATTTGTACAGCGGCTGCTACGGACGCATCTCGATCATTCCAGCTGCGTACAACGTCGACGGCAACAAAGGTATCAAGTTCTACCTGAACAACGTGCAGAAGCTGGCCGAAGGCGAGCCTCTGGGTGGAGGCGTGTCCAACGCAGCCGATGATTTCACTGCTGTTGAGGATGACTTCCTATCATGACCGAAGAAACCAAACCCCCAGTCCTGTCAATCAGGATGGTCCCCGCCGGAGTTGATCTGGTGTTGCTGGCTCTGAGCAAGTTGCCTCATGAGCAGGTCGCAGATCTCTACGCGGAGATCCGCGGTCAAGCCCTTTTCCAACTGTCAGAAAACAAACCCACGGAGTAAACAGATGACAACCCGAAATCGATTAGCTGAAATGTACGAGGACTTGATCTTCTTGGAACCGGCCGTTTTTGACGAAGCGATTTTGGGTGTTGCTGACCGATTTGGGATGGACCCGGTTGTTGCTTACGACCGGACTCGAGTGATAGACATATACGCGCGTGACATGACTCGAGAAGAAGCAGAAGAGTTTTTTGAATTCAACACCATCGGTGCTTGGCTTGGCGATGCCACTCCAGTGTTCATCGACATGCGGCCTGCCGAGTGACATGACTAGTGAACGCATGAAGGCGGCGATGGTCTTAGCAGATAAGTGCTGGGAGAAAGCGTATTCCGTAGAGCCTGAGTTTGTTGAACAGTACTTGGCTTTTGCTGAAGAACTGTTGATGAGTAAACGCGAAGTGCAGGGCGACGCATTCCGTTCGTATTGCAAAGACCGGGGCCTTGTTCGACCAGAGTCTTTACATCCCAATGTTTGGGTTTCGGGGGTCAGGGCTCTCAAAACAATAGGTTGGATTGATCGCATTGGCAAAGTTGAACCTACCCAGTTGCACAACCACATGCCCACCGTTACTTTGTGGCGGAGCACGTTACCGGTATCAAAACAAATGACCACACTACGAATTGACCTTGAGACGTACAGCGATGTCGACTTGAAAAAGTGCGGCGTGCACAAGTACGTTGAGTCGGACAACTTCGAAGTGATGTTGTTTGCCTACGCGTTTGATGACGAAGCGGTTGAAGTAATTGACTTTGCCAGCGGGGAGAAACTACCTTATTGGCTTTTTCTTAAACTGTACGACCCGGAGGTTATTAAGACTGCGTACAACGCAGCGTTTGAGATAGCTTGCTTGAACAGGATCCTTGACGCCAACCTTGAGCGAGAGCAGTGGCGTTGCACCAGCGTGCATGCGCTGTACCTTGGCCTGCCCGGTAACCTTGGTGATGTGGGCAAGGTGTTAGGCCTTGGAGCCGACAAGCAAAAGCTGGCATCGGGCTGGGCGTTGATCCGCTACTTTTGCCTGCCATGCAAACCTACCTTGAAGAACGGCGGCCGCACGCGCAATCTACCTCAGCACGATCCGGACAAGTGGGCGCTGTTTAAAGAATACGGTGCTCGTGACGTTGAGTCAGAGCGCGAGATCGCAACACGGATTGCAAAGTTTCCTGTGCCCGACAAAGAGTGGAAGCTGTGGCACCTTGATCAACGGATGATGAGCATTGGAATTAAGGTCGACCGCGAGTTGGTCAACGCAGCCATCGAGTGCGACGGCATATTTAAAGAGCGGATGACCACGGAGGCCATCGCTCTTACAGGTTTAGACAATCCCAATTCCCGCGACCAGTTGCTCAAATGGTTGCAGACCGAAGAGGACGACGACACGATCGTTGACCTGACCAAGAAAAGCGTGCCCAAGGTTCTTGAATCTACGGACAGTGCGATAGTGCGACGCGTGCTGGAGTTGCGGCAAGAAATGGCCAAGACAAGCGTGTCCAAGTATCACGCCATGGCCCGGGCTATGTCCGACAAAGATGATTCGGTCAAAGGCTTGACCCAGTTTTATGGAGCGAACCGCACCGGCCGCTGGGCCGGTCGTTTGGTGCAGGTGCAGAACCTGCCGCAGAACAAACTGCGCGACATTGACTTGGCCCGCAACTTGTTGAAGAAGCGCGACTACGAAACCCTTGAGCTGCTGTTTGGCAATGTGCCTGACACGCTCTCACAGCTCATCAGGACTGCGTTCGTTGCGCGGGAGGGGTGTAGGTACATCATCGTCGACTTCAGCGCCATTGAGGCCCGTGTGATCGCTTGGATGGCATGGTGCCAGTGGCGCCTTGATGTGTTTGCCACACACGGCAAGATCTACGAAGCGTCGGCTGAGCAAATGTTTAACTTGCCGGCCGGCAGCGTCACGAAGAAATCGCCGTACCGACAGAAGGGCAAGATCTCCGAGCTTGCACTCGGCTATCAAGGCGGGGCCGGCGCACTCAAGACCATGGGCGCGTTGGAGATGGGCTTGACCGAGGACGAGCTTGAGCCGATCAAGGAAGCGTGGCGTGCGGCCAACCCGGAGATCGTTCAGTTCTGGTACGCGTGCGAACGCGCAGCCAAGGAAGCGGTGCTGGGCAAGGGGTCGGCCACACTAGCCATCGCTGGCAAGAGGACGTCTCTGGTGTTTGCCTACGAGTCAGGTTTCCTGACAATCCAATTGCCAAGCAAGCGCAAGCTGTTCTATGTCAAGCCGCGGATCGAGTCAGAAGACCTTGTGCGCGGCGGGTTTGTTGTGGCCAGAGCCGGGTCACTGACATACGAGGGTCAGGACCAGAAGACCAAGCAGTGGACTCGCCTGTCTACATACGGCGGCAAGCTGGTGGAGAACATCACTCAGGCAGTGGCACGCGACTGCTTGGCCGAGGCGATGCTGGCGCTGGATGACGAGGGCTACATGCAGTTGGCCACGGTTCACGACGAGATCATCATGGAGATGAGAGGAGGCCCATTGAAAGAAGCAGAAAAGATCATGGGCCGCCCGATTGCATGGGCGCCCGGCTTGCCGTTGCGAGGCGACGGCTTTGAAACCAGTTACTACATGAAGGAGATTGATTGATGAACGCAGACGAAACGCAAGTGGGCGGCACCCACTACAAAGACATGCCGATGCAACCTTGGGCCGTGATGGAAGCCGTGCTGACGCCGGAAGAATTTCAAGGGTACCTGAAGGGCAACATCATCAAATACGCCATGCGAGCCGGTCGCAAACCCGGCACCGACGACGGCGAAAAAGCCGTGCATTACAAACAAAAACTGATGGAGAAACAAACATGGGCATCCTAGATGAAATTAAGGTCAACAGGACCCCCACGCACATGGTTCGCCCTGCGGCCCTTGAGCTGCAGAAGAAGACCAAGCAGACCCTTGGCCCATACGTGGAGCGTCAACGGCGCCCCGGCGAAGTCCGCGCGTCGGAGAACGACTTGTGGCAACGCGACGTCTACCGCACTGGCGACGGCGACTCCACCGCTCAAGTGCCCCGGGCAGGTAGCCTCGTTGCGTTTAGTCTGCCATCACGGGGGAGTCGGACATGAATAACGTGTGGGATCACGTGCATTTGCTGCAAGACCTTGATCCAAAACTTAGCCACTGGTTCTCTACTCGGCTAGACGCACAACAAGTAATACGTCGATTTTTCCCATATGCACGGAGTCGGACATGAAAGACGATGAGATCGAGGACTTGTTTAAGTACGGCTGGATTGACGCTAGCGTTGCCATTGGCATTGCGCTGCTGGCAATAGTGGCGCTGTTCTTTGCAGCGGGGTATTTGACATGAGCCGCCTGTTATTTGCTGCCGCCCGTGGAGCGAGGATACAGTCAAGATGGGTAAAAGGAACGCAGTGGCAAACAACGGGTCAATTTGTGTTTGTTGATGGGATGCGCTACTACCGCATCCACCCGGATGACGAACATCTCCAGTACGGCCCGATCAGCACGGAGGTACGCAACATTAGGTTGACTGACTTACAACTGCCGCATTTAGCCCTTGCATCAGCATGTGTGTGCGGCCTTGACGGTACTTGGTCAAAAGACTGGCGCAACCAAACCACAAATGAACGGGCCACGGCTATGTTGATTTTGGCCGAAGCACTGGCCGATGAGGGGATGTGATGACTGACATTGAAATCGACAAGGCGCTGGCGCTGGCTATTGGGTACAAGCTGTTTGATGTTAAGTTCCACGACGATATGTGGGCAGTTGTTGTGTACAACGGTAGTTGGCGCGTGTTCTCCCACCGCGACTGGAACGTGATCGGCCCGATTGCGGAGAGGTACGACTGCTTTCCTTTGCGGCTAAGGGGCAGGGCATGGGAGGCAATATCAAGAAGCAAATACAAACTCGGGTTTTTTAACGCAGACACACCACAACGTGCCATTGCATTGGCGGTGATAGGAGCAACAAAATGACTGACATAAGACAAGCAGCAAAAGCGGTGGTAGATCGCTGGGATACGCCAGCTTGGGAGTGGCGCGACCAAGGCCCGACCGCTGATTTGATGGCAGACCTACGCAAAGCACTAGCACAGCTAGAGCAGGAGCCAACCCAGTGGCGCAACATGGTGGTGGTTACCCTAGTCCGAGAGGGTATCAACAAGCACAAAGCGCGTGAGTTGGCTGATCACTTTGCCACCCCACTTGCAGCAGCGCAGCCAGAGCAGGAGCCGGTGGCGTATGACAAAACAGAAATTAACTGCTTTGTGCAAGATTTGTACGACGAAAAAATGCAAAATGGAAAGCACGGCCACTACGAAACCTTGTTCCATGTTGTGCATCAGGCAATCAAAAAAGTTGCCCCACCCAAGCAGCAAGCCGAGCCGTGCATAGGAAAAGACCCGCGATGCCCCTGCCAAGACGGAGATGCGTGTCATTACAAAGACTGTGGGAATACGAAGGCACGGTTAGTAGCACAGCCAGAGCATGAGCCGGTGGCGGACGGTAACAAAGTGATTTGCCCAGCCTGCTGTCACCAATTCCGTGCAATCCCTACGGCGGTGCAAACGCTTATGTTAAACGCTGGATTTGAGCCACCATTCGTCACCCCACCAGCACCACAGCGTCCGTGGCTAAGTCTGACGGGTGCTGAGATAGACGCAAACGAGATCCTGCGCTATCACTTCAGCCTTAACAACGGCCCGGTGACAAGGGCGGGAATGGCAGTTGTTGACGCCGTAACAGCCATGTTGAAAGCAAAGAACCATGGATAACTGGCCCTTTCCCACTGAACTGCCCAAGCCGCAGCCAGCTAAGCCCATCCCCTTCAATCCCAACAACCACGAGGACGCGCCATGGTGATCACTAATGACGAGGAATTCGAGCTCGTAGAACACGAACGAAGGTTCAAGCTGGACAGCACACGCACCGCGATGGTGTCGCATGAGTATTACTGGATACCCATCGACCCGTCGACCCCGACCGGTGTCAAGATACTGATGCTGGGGCGCGGCGGCGTGGCTTCACTTGGCCAGTACCGGCACCGACCCAATGAGACCCAGTTCTGGACCCACTGGGCTCCATTGCCGCGGAAGAGGGCATGAAGACCGAGCTCCTTGTGCGCAACACCCTGCGCGTCCATCCTGACGGCTTGACCATCAACGAGATTGC